TAATTTTGACATATTAAAACCTCGTTTCTATGTCCAAGAAACGGGGTTCATATCATTTTATATTTGCTAACTTTTTTATTTATAATCTTTATAAAAATCTTTTACTAAGTATTCACTTGGTTTTGTTTCAAATTCTATACTTCCTAATTTTTGCGCTGTTTTACCTACACTATCAGTAACTGTATATAATATCCAATATTGGTCTATGCCTTCATCTTCTTTAACTTCGTGATATATTTCGTAAGTTATTTTAGGTTCTCCTTTATCGTCCCAAACTTCTAGATTTTCAAATCCAATTGAGTTTATATTTTTTGCTTGATAAGGTAAGTACATTATTTTAATTGTAGGATTAGATACATCTTCAGGATTATTATAATCTTTTAAATATGGGCTTCCTTTTTTATTGGCAATCCAACCATATTTATCTTTTTCATATTGTATTTTGTACCAAATATATCCACTATCATTAGCATTAATTTCGTGTACTAAGTACTTTTCTCCTTTGTTTACTCTTCCTAAGTTATTTGATAACTGTGTACTTTCTTCACGAATGTTAATGTAATCATTTGTTATTTCAACATACCAATCATCTGGATTTATTTTTTCAGATTTATCATAGAAATTTTTATATGCATAAAAAGCACCAAAACCTATAAATGTTATTACTAACAACCAAATTACAATTTTTTTCATACCACACTACTCCTTGCATTCATAATATCATTTTTTAATATAAAGTTCAATGTAAAAATGTTATTCCTTAAATAAACTACTAAACCTATTTAGATTTATTTCTTTTTCTTTTATTTTAAATATTAGTTTATATTTATATGAATATTTATTTTCATTTTTTAACATATAATTTTTAAGTTCTTTTAATTCTTTATATATTTTTATTCCTTCTGAAGTTAGTTCATATCCACCATATTTTTTTCTTATTTCTCCTACTACTTTTAAGTATGTTATTATAAGGATTATGGGAGTTATAAGTCCTAATGAATAGGATATCTCTTCTAGAAGCGAATATGAAAATATGCCTGTGTTATAAAGATAATATGCACTGATGAGATATAGGAATATCAAGATGTTATTTAGTTTAGAGTTTACGTCTTTGAAGAAAAATGATTTTTGTATTATTTTATCATCATATAATTTTTTTTGTATTATTCCTAGGTATTCTCTATTCATATGAGGGTTTGATTTTTTTATAGAATCAATTATAAGTTTTTCTTCTTCGCTAAGATTTTCATTTAATAGATTTATTTCATTATCAGATACTTCTATTATTTTTTCTTTTTCCATTTCATATATTTTGTTATATATCATTGTTGTTACATCTATTCCATTTAGTACATAGAATAACTCTGAGATTCCTTTTTCTTTTAGTAAGTCATTATAGTAATTTTCATCCATATTATTTACTTCTTTAGTTTTAAAATTTACTTTTTTTATGTATTTTATTAATAAGTAAAGATAGTAAAGTATTACTGAATATATAAATGTAAAAGCGAAGATTCTTATTATGTCTAGTTTTTTTAATAGAAAATAAGATATGATATACGCGATTAAAAATGAAATTAAATATTTTTCTAAATTTTCTTTTTTCATATTTACCTCTTGGTTATATTGTATAGGATTTTTAGTTTGTTTTCAAGAAATTAAAATTTTTTTTAAAAAAACTTCGCATATGCGAAGTTATAATTCTAAATGGTCGGGAAGACAGGATTTGAACCTGCAACCACTCGGTCCCAAACCGAGTGCTCTACCAAGTTGAGCCACTTCCCGATTTAATGGTGTCCCCAAGAGGAGTCGAACCCCTAACCTTTTGATCCGTAGTCAAACGCTCTATCCAGTTGAGCTATGAGGACAATTAGTCCTAATAATATATATTAAAGCCCAGTTGTCAAATAAAAATGGTGGCTTCAGTTGGAATAACAAAGCACCAACTGGCAATCATTTTACACCATATATATGAGGTTTGTCAATACCTAAATTACACTATTTTTCATAAAAAAACGTAAAAATTTAAAAAAAGTGTGTTTGGAGTGTGTTTGAAAATGAACAATAAATGTATTAATTTAAGATTAAGAAGTAAACAATATAATAAATACTTCTTCTGCAAAAGAATGAATAAGGCTGTTGATTTAAACGAGTGTAAATCATGTATTTATAAAGAATACAAGAAGAGTGTCTCAAATGGTCTAAAAAGCCCTTTAAAACAAGTCGGTAAAAAACGCGCTAAATTAGAAAGAAATAGGTTTAGCATATTCACAAATAATTTAGATAAGTGTTACTTCTGTGATAATCCTAGAAATGATTTGCACGAGCTTTTGGGTGGCAGAAATAGAAATAATTCTATGAAATACGGATTAGTATTGCCAGTTTGTCGTGAACATCATAATGAAATACAACATTCTCTTGAATATAAGAAAATAGCTCAAAAGAAATTTCAAGAAGTTTATCCTGAAATTAATTTTACAGAAGTATTTAAAATAAATTATTTAAAATAAGACATATAAAAAGAACCAGTCGAAATTGACTGGCTTTTATTTTATAATTAGAACATCTCCTGTTTCTAAAGTCTTTTTATATACTCCATTTTCAGTTACAGTATATTTGAATTTATAACTCTGTTCGGTTTCTTTTGAACGTTTTAGTTCTTCATCTAAATTTTGTATTTCTTTTTTCTGAAGTTCTATTGTTTGTTTTAAATCACTATTTTCACTTTGCAAAGAACTAACAAGTGCTTCCTGTATTTTTAATTCATCTTTTAGTTGTTGCACTTCATCATCATTTATAATTGGAGATTCTGACTGTAAATCTTCTATGAACTTTACTCCTTCATATTTTTTAGGATAAATACTAAATCTATAATTAGTATGATTAGCATAAGTGTAATCAATTGGATTCACTCTATATTTTGTACTAGCACCGCCTAAATACACTTCATAATGTGTATGAATGCCTGTTGAATTTCCACTAGTACCCATTATACCAAGTACTGTATTAGTATCTACTTCTTGACCTACTTTTACTTTTATACCATCTTGTAAATGGCCATAAAGTGTATATACATTATTGCCGTGATCTATTTTAACATAGTTCCCCCAAGATTTACCTGTATGGTCATTATCTTTAATTGCATACACTTTACCCTTACCAGCCGAATAAATAGGAATATCTTTCTTTTCATCTCTATAAAGATCTATTCCATTATGTTCAGTTCCAAATTTCTTTTTGTATGCTGGATCGTGAAAATATGCAGCTATACCTATGAATCTTGTGGGGTACATTAATTTAATCATTCTTATTCACTCTCCACATCATCCAGATTAATAGTTTTCTCCAGTGCTTTGTAAGACTTAAATATCTTATCTTCGAATGCTTTATAAATTACATCTGCGCCTATAAAACTAATTAGTCCTACCCATAAAGAATTAACTATTGTTAAATCAGTAAAACTCAAACTAAAAAGTGAGCCTACTATCATTGATAATATGAAACTCACTATTATTATTTTAGAACTTTTTTTAAAATTAAAACCCTCTTTTATTTTTTGCACTAAAGCAGTAGATATAATACTGCTACTTACTGCTATTATTAGTACTTCTTTTATTAAATCAATATTCATTAAATTTCACTCTCCTTTAATATTTTTTCACAATGTTTTTTGGTTAAAGAATTATAACCTTGTCCTAAATATGTGTCACAAGCTGACATTCTCTCGCCTAGCGGAATATTATCATTCCATATCACTGATTTTAAGCTCATTTGCTGGGTTGTATTTAATCGATTAAGTATTTCCTCGTTAGTATCCAAGTAACTTTGATAAAAAGTAAATACTGCCCATATTGCAATTATAAAGCTGGAAATTATTTTCCAGTTTTCTTTTAGTTTTTTCAAAATTTCCATTTCTTTCTTCCTTTCTTTAATCTATTACTTCTATTGTCATACTATAATTTGCTGAACCAATAGTTGTTGCTCCAGATACTCCAGTTAACCATACAAGCAATCCTATTTGCTGACCCTCCGTAACATTTAAAATTAAACTTCCATAACCTTGATGTATTGCATTGTTATCATTTTTATACACCGAGTTATGTGTAGACCAAAGGTCTCCAGATGAGTCAGCAATCATCGCATGATAATTAATCCCAGTTGGAGTATCCCAGTCATATCTAATATCGTAAGATATTTTAACCGTTTTAATTCCTTTGCCTATTGTCACAAGATTGTTGCTATAAGTCAATCTTCCTTGAGCATTTGTGGTTACAAATGTATCCGCAAATGGTACGTATTTCCTACCCGAATATTCTCCGTATTCTACTAATGAGCCCCCATACATTACTCTTATTAGACAATTATTATTGTTTAAAAAACTAGTTAACTTTTCATTTTTATATTCAACATTATCACTTTCTACTATTAAATCTTTTATTTTAAATTTTGCCATATTAATTAAGGCTTAATGATGTTTAAATTGGTTTATCGTAGATTAATAGTCCTACTTTGTAAATTCTAACAGTACCATTTGTTGCAAAGTCTGGTGTAACGAATATATCCTTATGTCCCCCTGTAAGACCATTATAATCAAAGTCAAGCATTTTAAAAGTCTTCACTTGAAGAGTTGAGCTACCAGTACCACCCCACGTAGGCGGAAACAGATATTCTTTTGAGTAAGTATCGTTACTATCAATACCCGAAACTTTAACATAAATATTCCCACTTTGTTTATTGTCCACTTCTTCTATATATATTTTAGCACTCCTTTTAAATCCTGTTTTAAGAGGAAATTTATTTTCTATACAACTTTTTAAAAAATAGTATGTTCCTAATTGTGTCCAAGTACCATTTCCAACTTTTGTAACATCTCCCTCCCATATAGTAAATTCACCCACGGGATTTTCATATAAAGTATTAACTTTTGAATTGATTCCATCTAATACTGTCTTTAAATTAATACCGTTATGCACAATTCCTGTGCTATCTAAATAAACATCATTTTTTAATTTGATTGCTTTACTCATAATGAGTGTTTAGTTTTATATTTCACACCTCCGTCGATGTGCTAACTAAACACGTACACCTCCTTTTAGAGAAGTGTTTAGGAGAGCAATTAAATAAGCCTTGCCCTCCTTTCTGAAGAAGTGGTTGATAGCAACCCCCCCCCCATAGTATTTTTAATGTTCATAACTTTCCTCCTTTAAAAATTGGCCACTGTTTCTAACTCGATGAATTGACCATCTATTCTTATCGAACCATCTTGATATATACCAAAAAGTTCTATTCCTTTAGTTACAAGAAAGACTGGTTCTGCTGATACCAGTTTATCTGAATAACTTAATTTAAATTCATAGTTTTTTTGGTAATCAAAATTTGTTCCACATTCTTTAGTACCTGAATAAGTATTTTCACTTTTTGTTACTTCAACTGCTCCTAAATCTGTCCAAGATGTTGTTCCTGATTCTCTATAAGATAGATTAAGCGCTAGAGTGTTTTCTATAGATCCAAAACTATCATTAAAATAGTTACCATTAAATGTTAAATTAATAGTATTACTTGTCGCGCTGACTCTTTTAAAGTTAGCACTTAACGTTAATGGTACATATTCAACTAGATTTCCACTTGCACTAATGATAAATGTTTTAGAAGCACCACGACTATTTATAAGTGTTACATTTACAAATTTATTTAGCAAACTAGTTATATTTAACTCTGTAACACTTGTGCTAACAGAATTACCGGCCACTATCAAACTTGTAATAGTTGCTTTAGAATCATTAGCGCTACTTATTCTTTTAGTCATTGTTAGTTTACCAGTGGAGTATCCTTTTACTATATTGTTAGCATTTCCTGTTAAAGCAATGGTTGTTTCATTTATATCTACTAACGAGCCTGTAACAACCGGCTCACATATTTCTTTATCTGCATAAATTGTAAAATATGCCGAACTGGAACCAACTACAGTATCGCCACTATAAGTGGTTAATAAAAGAGTGCCGTTTGCACTCTCTCCAATAAATTCATTATAGTATTCACTTGGTACATTAAAACCAAATGAAAAACCAGCTAATTTAACTTCGCTTGTGGATAACCCACCACTTGCGTTTAACCATTTAGTATTATTTCCAAATGAAAGTTTAATACTATGTGTAAATGAAGAACTTGCCGGACTGAAAGCTATTGAAGTTGATTTTTCAATAAAACCTGTAAACCCGATCGCAGTTGTTTTTCTTGCGATATTTGGAAGTGTTAGATTTCCACTAGAAAGTGCAGCATCCTTTGGATAGTAATAACCTGTTTCATCACTTTCATAAAATGCAGCTATGCTTATTGTTAACGCCCCGTTATCTTCATGTTCTACATCTCCTGTCCAAGTACCTATTTTGATTTCAGTACCAGATGGATGTATCTTTGCAACTGTTGTGTAAATTATACTTAAAGAATTATCTAATTTACTACTTTCTAAAGATACACTTAAGTAAGAATTAGATGACCCGTAATAAGAGTATCCTTTTATGCCTTTACCATATACATTAACAGTTACATTGCTTTTATTTGCTGTCGTGGTTTCTCCATTATTAATCACTTCTAATCTAAAGTTATAAGCATCAATACTACTATGACCACTTCCACCTTTAGATTTAACTGTTATAGTATTATTATATATTGTCGCCATTAACTATCACCTCCCGTATGGAATACACCTAGTCCTTGTCCGTGAGTTTCATCATATGTTTCTTGTATTCTAAAGTGAGGAAAACTTGCAAAAACTTTAACAAGTAAATTCATAGTGTATGTTAGTGATGTACCTCTATAAGACTCAAGTTGTGAAAATTTATTAACTATATCATCGTCAACATATCCAGAATAGAAGTTTAATTCTTCTTGAGTTCCGGATTTATCTATAATTGTTACTCCTGCTTCATCAAAAGTTGAACCGGTTTTTGCACCATCTTTATCAATATGCATACCACCAGTATCAAGAGTTATACCAGTTTTAGTATTTAATTTCTCAACACCATTTTCAGTTATAGTTTTTTGGAACTCTATTAATTTAGCATTTGAAGTGGTTATTTCATTAACCTTGTTAGTTACTTGAGTTACCGATTCCGTTGTTGCATAATTATTAAACTTATTGTTTATGTCTTTTAAATTATTATCAGTTTCTGTTTTATTTTGATTAACTTTACCTTCTAAACTTCCTATATTACCTGTATTGTTTTCAACTTGAGTTACAGTTTCTTCAACAGTTTGCTCAATACCCTCAACAGTTAGTTCAATTTTTGACATTTTAGTTGTATTTTCATCAGTTTTTTCAGCTAATGCTTTAATTGATTGAGTGTTATGGTCAACATCAAGTTTGATTTTGTTTATTACATTTTTATTGCTTCCAGACAAGTTGTAATCAGTGTTTGAAAAATTTACTACTTCAGCTCCAATATTAACACTTATTCTATTTACAATATCATAATTGAGAATCGTCAATGAGAGAACGTTTCCATTTCTATCTTTTACAGAAATTGTATCATTTAAATCCAAACAAAAACCATCTACAAAGTTATTTAATGTAAATGGTATATATGATTTTCCTATAATATTAGCCGAGATATCTTCTATCATTTCTTCTCTATAAAGATTTACAAAAGGATTATCTAAGATTTTGTATTCTACTCTTTCCCCTTCGATTTCTTCTGGATATACAATATCGTCATTAATTCCTTCTTTACCAAAAACCAACGTATTAAATGTAACAGTTTTTTCTTTAGTTAATTTGATATATCTACTTCTTTCAATAGTGTAATTCGTATTTGTTGGTGCTTTAATTTCTAATTTACCTTCACGATTTATAAATGCTATACTTCCAGATATTTCCGAAAATTTATTTATGACTTCACGACAAGTTATGTTTTCGGCAAAATTCGGTTGTTTAAAAGCATACGTTGATAGATTGAAGTCGTTAGACGCTAATTCTATAGATAACTCGTCACATATCTCCTGGATTATTTCTAAACCAGAGTGAGTAATATTATCGCCCCAAATCAACTCGCTTTTATAAAGAACATCAAAGTTTTGTGCTTTATCTTGAATATTGTTAAAAGATATTGTTTTATTGGTAATGTTTGTTTCAATATCCTTTGCTCTTGGAATAAAAATTCCTTGTAGTATCCATTCCATATTGCCACCAACTTCTATACCTTTATAAACTTTTATTTCATTATTTTCAAAGTTAATATCATTATTCGGGTTATATATTTCAAAAGAACAAGTTTTAGAAGAAAAACCTCCGAAAACACTTGGATTTGTATGTGATATTTTGGGATAAGTTTTAATTAAAGAACTATCATATTCTGTAGTACCCATTACAATTTTATTTCTAACTTTAATCGATGTTGATGTGTTCAATTGTGTTTTAAGTTCATTACTTATTTGTATCATTATTCCACCTTATTTGAAATTATTCTGATTTGAAATGGTTTAGCCATAAAGACATCATTTATTAACACTGCTGTTATTTTATCGCCTGTTACGTACATCGATTTTGTAATATATGATTTAGTTTTTAAATCATAGAAAGTTACATCCACATCAGATTTACCTATCAAATTTATTAACTCACTAACTCCATCTTCATCTTTATAATCTTTAAAATCATAATATACTTTATTAAGCATCCCTATTTCATCGTGCCACATACTACCATCATCGCTTCTTCCAGCTTTTTCTCCTTCTTGCATAGCATATTCCCATCCTATATCATCGGCAGTATAAATTTTATCGTTAATTTTAAATTGTTTTTTTTCCATTTCCTTCTCCTTATAAAATTTAAGAGCGAGTTAAGAAAGTACTAAAACTCGCCCTGCATCAATTTGTGCCTGATTAATTTTTTGTATAATAGTTTTACCATCTTCATATTTGTGATAAATAGTTATTTCTATTTCTTGTTTTCCTGAAATCGAACCAACATCTATTATTGCCTTTTTCGTCTGTTCATAAATTTTGCTTTCTGGAGATATTATTTCACCTTCTCTTTTATTATCGCCAACTATTGCTAACTGAGGATTATTTGCTCTAGCATAACCACCTTGTGCTAATTTTGGTATAGTATCAATATGAAAACCTTTACCTCCTACAACCGGTACCCAGTCCGGTATTTGAATTTTGTTTAATCCTTTTATAAATGCATTTAGACCATCAATTATTAAATTTATAGGAGTTTTAAAGATTGATACTAATCCATCAAATATTCCTTTAAAAATGTTTTTTACTCCAGTCCACGCTTTTTTCCAATTTCCAGTAAATACTCCGGAAATAAAATCAATAATTCCACCAAAAATTTTTAAAATACTTTTAGCAGCATCACTTATAAAGCCGACAACAGTTCCAAAAACACCTGTTACTAATGTTCCAATGAATGAAAATGCTGGTGAAAGTTTATCCAATAACCAACTTATAACAGGTTGAACTACTTTGTTATAAATTTCTAATGCGCCATTAACTAATTTTGCAATAAAATTTCCTATTTCTTCAATAAGCCCTTTTAGATGCTTTTCCCATAACCAAGATAAAGTTTCTAAAAATGGCTTCACTATTGGTTCTAATATGTTATCCCAAATACTTTTAAATAGATCTATAGTTTTTTTAGCAAATTCTCCAATATTGCCGACTAAAGGTTCTCCATATTCATTCCACAAATCAACTAATATTTTAGTGAAATCTTCCCATACGGTTGTTATCATTATAATTGTTGGATTTATAGCATCTGCCCAAATTGAATCAAATACTCCTGTAACACTACTTATAATTTGTGGTCCCCATACATCAATACACATTTGTACATTTGTCCAAAAACTAGTCCAAAGTGTAGTCATATTCATAACAGAATTAGAAACATTGTTTTTGATATTTTCCCACGTTGTCGATGCATTAGTTATAAAATTAGAGCCCAAATTCTTCCAAAAATCCCAGATAAAGTTACCAGCTGATGTAACAGCACCAACATAGGCTTGTACTGGATTACTATTCCATATTTCCTTTACTTTATTTTTGATTTTATCAATCGATTTTACAATTTTACTATCATCTAAAGTAGGAGTTACAGAGTCAACGTTGCTACCACCAATTGAAGCATTTGACGTAGAAGAATTAGAATCTGATGTGTCAGAAGAAGTTTTTAAGACATTTATTTCATCCAGATTAGAAAAAGCTTTATTAATTTTTTTTGCAGATTCGACTGCATCTTTAGCAGCGCTTTTCGAAGATGTTCCTATAGAAGATATTCCACTATTTGTTTTTTGAATTACATTAGGCATCTTTAGGCCAAATGTTCCAATTATAACTTGCAATTTTTCAAACAATCTTGTAATAGCATTTATAGCGGAATTTATAATTGGTATAAATAATTGTGCTATTGGAGTTACCACTTTACCAATTGCAACAGTCATTTGATTAAAATTAAATTTCAATTGTTGTATCTGTCCTGAAAAAGTCTTGGTATATGCTGCAGCATCGCCCACTTGGAATCTTGTTTCATTCATTATACCATTATACTCAGCTTGTATTTTTTCTGCTTGTGTCAAATTGTTGGAACTTTTACCAATACTTTTTGCATATTCTTCCCACATTTTAGCAACGTTTTTTGTTACACCAGCATTATCTACAAGTATAGAGTTCTCATTTTTTAAACCTTCTGTTGCAGTTACTACCGCTTCGCCTAAGTCATATGATGCTTGTCTTCCAAACGCTGCGCTATCTTTAAGTCTTGATAATACATCTTCAATTTGCGAAGCATCATACCCTCTAGATAAAAGATTTTTATATGCTGTTGCTGTTTCTTCTATTGAAACTAAACCATCAGCAGTATACTTTTCAATAAAACTTTGCGCTTGTGAAAATGAATTACCAGTTCCTTGAACTATGCTATTTAAACCAGTAAAAGCACTTTGCATTTTACTAGCACTATTTACACAAGTTTTTGTAAAATCGACAACAGTTTTCACAGCAAATGCACCAGCTATAAAACCACCTATTTTTTTAAAGGAGTTTGAAAAAGCACTTTCAGAAGTTTTTATTTTATTATTTAAACTTTTATCATAATTCGATGAGTTTAATTCTAGATCTACACTAACACTACCTACACTATTTTTTGCCATTTTCTCACCTCCTAGCCAAAAATTTTAGAAAATATTTTTGATATATCTTCTTTTTTAATTTCTTTTCTTTCATTTTTTCTGTTTTTATTATTATAATTAGCCCATTTTTCTCGGATTTCTTTTTCATGTTTTGTCATGTTATTTATTTTTTTTAAGTCATTTTCAGACCTTATTTGCACTACATAACCAAGTGGAGTTTCTCCATTTAAACCACTTAATAGTTGTCTAAATTCCTCGCATGGTATAGTTTCATATTCGTAATAAAGTCTAATACCATATTGTTGTGCAAAACTAGAAACAATCAAATCCCAGTCAAACTCTAAATCATAATAAGTTTCTGGGCTAATTAGTTTTTTCTTGCTTCATCTTGTAATTTTTTAGGGTCTTCACCTATAATTGCACCCATAATGCAATAAGATAAATAAACAGCACTTTCAACTGGTAAATTCATTTCTAATATTTCTTTAGTTGCTTCTTTTCCTAACGCTAATTCATAAATTTTATTAGTTCTTTCGCTGTCATCTAATTCATTATTTTTTTGTACTTTTGTTATTTCTTCAAATGTCTTTTGTCTATTATCTACTGTATATAATTTATCTACTATTTTTAGTTGTGGGCAATTGTCTCCACTTAACATTTCCTTTGTTATTCCCGTATCTATAATTCTCATATTTTTTTCCTCTCTTTCTAAAATAAAAAAGGGTAAAGAAATCAATCTTTACCCCTAGCTAGCTGGTGTAAAAGTTGGTTTTCCCTTTCCAGTTAAATCTCCACTAAGTGGAGCTACATCAGTTGCACTACCCAATATATCTGTTAATGCAGTTACTGCTGTAAACTCTAATTTTGAACCATCTGGAAATTCAATTTGCCAATCTGCCTCTGCTTCTTTTCCTAATTTGTATCTTAAGCCCTCAAGATAATCATTACCAGTATCTCCTAGTGTTCTTTTTCCACTAAATGAACCTGATAATGCTTTTCCAGTTAAGAATGCATTTTGCCATCCACCATCTTTAATTGAATACCAAGTTTCAGTATTATTTTCAGTACTTAAACTCACTTCTTCTAAATCTGCTATTTCACTATACACATCAGTTTGTGCAGATGTAGCAGAAGTTTTGATTTTTACTTTACAATTGCTTACTGCAAATTGTCCTACACTTATTGTAGCCATTTTTATCACTTACCTTTCTTCATAAAAATTTAATTCTATAGAGTATTCATAAACATTGTTATCATCTGTACCTAGATTAATAGGTTCATTGTATATCATTTCTACAAATATCCTTTTTGAATCAATAAAAAATGATCTTTCATTATAAAAGTCATATATTTTTTGTGCCATAATCTCAGCATCATTTTGATTTTTTGTATATTTTAATAAAATAGTTATAGGTTTCATGTTTGTTGACTTATTTTTTATTCCACCAAATACTCCAACATACTCCGAATTTCTTTTAGAATTATAAAAACAAATTGCTTTTTCTTTATTATTATCAATTTTACCTATACTTATAAATTCATTCCAGCCAAAATTTTCTTTAAAATCTTCTCTGTATTCTTTTAAAGTCATTGTAATTTTCCTTTCATAATTTTTGCAAACTTTTTAGAAGCCCAATTTTTCTTTTGACCATTAATATATGTTTCAAACCACATACCACCGGCGTTCTTATTTTTAGTTTTTTGAAAATTGTATTCAGGATGAAAATATAACCTTCTTGCATATAGAGTGTCAGACACTATAGTTACTCTCCCGCTTTTTTTCTTAGAGTCATCTATAAAAGTACTTCTATCTTGTAATTCACCCGTATCGAACGGCATAGTTTGACTTTTTTGTAAATCACTTTTTAAAGCATCTGCAGTCTCAACTAGGGCTTCTTTCATAAGTTTTTTTACATAGTCATTACCTTTATGATTTATTTTACCAGTAACTTTAACCTTCATTATTTAATTTCAAACTCTGTATGGTGGACTGTACCATTAGGGTTTCTAGGTCTATATCCAGCATATATCTCATAACTTTTGCCATTTATAGTAATAACACCATCACTAACAGTTTTTAATGATGGTGCTATATCATTTTTAACAATAACCTTTCCAAGCAAAGTAATTTGTTTACCATCTGCATCAATAATTCTTTTTGCTTTTTCGCTAAAAATACATTTTCCACTTATTTTTAAACTATCAATAGGTTCTCCATCTTCTGATACACCTTCTTGATATAAAATAAGTGAATAATCAGTTTGCAATAGCCAATCAGGAAAAGGTAATACACTAATTTTATTGGCCATTACCTTATTTTCCCATCCAAACCAGTCTTATGAATATAATCATAAGATATTTCAGACATATTTTTCCTTTGCGCTATTGTTTTACTGTTATTAGAGTTATCTTTGCTCACAGATATATCTAATACAGTGTAAGAACTGATATCTCTATTATTTTCATCGTTGTAACCGTTTTCATAAATATATTCTGCTTGATAACAAATAGCTTCTTTTATTTTTCCTTTTTGAAATTCAGTTAGATTATCAAAACCTAATGCGGCTATTCTATTAAATGTTATACTATCAATTTTTTCCTGTGCTAATTTTAAATACTTTTTAATTTTTTCATCTGGTAGTGCATTACCATCAAATTCATTTAAGTAGTACTCTTCATTAACATAAAGTGTCATTTGCCACCTCCTTGAGTGACTACTTAGCCACTTCTTTTTTATTAATCAATTTATCAGGAGAAGAAGTTTTTTCTTCTTCCTTCATCTCCTTAAAATTGACATTATTTTTTAACTTATTGATATAGTAAAGAAGATTTTCTTCAATTACTACACCAGTTTTTTTATTCTTGAACTTCGCCATTTTTATCATCATCCTTTTTAGGTTGATTTTTAGTATCTTTCTTATCATCCTTTTTAGGTTGATTTTTAATTATTAGTCCAACTGTTCTCATATTTCTTCCCTCCTTAAGCTGTTGGTGCTGCTTTATGATGTAAGTAGATTCCTGCTACTTTATTTTCATAAACATCAGCAAGTCCATACTTTCTGTAACCAAACTTCCAAGCATCAGCAGTTTGATTTTGTTCTGGTGTAACTACTTTTGGAGCAATATGTTTGTTATATTGCATTACAGCATCCTTTTGGATAATCATAAAGTTAATATCAGCACCGTTAGTGTCTCCAGTTTCGGAACCTTTTGCATGTCTCTTGTATCCACCTTTAATTTCTCCGCTTGTTTTACCATCTAACATATCTATTGCAGTATAGAATCTTGTTTGTGGAACTAAGATAACTTGTTCAAACCTTGATAATACTTCTTTTGATTTAGTAGTATCTAAATCATCGATTAATCCTTTTAAAGTTGGAGTAATGAATAAGTATCTTCTTTCATAAGTTACTTCATCTTCATCCATTTTATTTGTTGCTGCTCTTAAAGCATTAATTACATCAGCACCTGTTGATAGTGTTGCTGGTGTTGCAACTTTCGAAATACCTCTTACACCTGCGTAAGTAGCAAATCTAAATGCATCTCCTTCTGGTGCAACTTTTGTTCTAATGAATTCACTAGCTAATTTACCATAAGCAATTCCAGCTGTTTCTTCATTGTCCATTGCATCAACACTGAACATTCTACCTCTTTCATAATTAAATTTAACAGTTTCGTTTGTTAATGTTACATCTCCATTTGTGTAACCACTGCTTCTATCATAATCACCTAAAGCGTCCATATCAATTTTAGGAATTATGATTTCGTTTGCATTAGCTCCTTCTTGTGCTAGTGAAGCATCACTATCTAATACAGAAGTTAATGCAGCTTGTTTGTACACTTCATCAAGTAAAGGTACATATTTTTTAAATTTTGTTATACTATTTGCCATTATAATCATCTCCCTTTCTTTTGGCAATAAAAAATGAGATTTATTTCAATCCCATTATTTTTCGCATTTCTGCAAGCTCATCTTTTTGTTCTTCTTTTCCATCATCACCAATTTTATAACCTTTTTTGTTTTCGTCAGTTTTTGAAATTAGTTCTGGAAAATCTTTTAATAGATCTTCAATTTCAGTATTTAGTTTGCTTTCATCTAAAGATCCATCTTTGTCAAGAATATTCTTTTTATCTACAAGTCTAACTGCTCTTGTGATTTTTTCTTCTTTGACATTTTTTTTCAATAAAGCATTCTCAATTTTGGCATTAACTGCTTCAAGAGTTGCTTTTTCAGCTCTCTTAATAGCTTCTTGTGTTTTTTCATCAACACTTTTGTTTTTTTCTTCATCTTCTCTTGCTTTTGCAAGAATAGATTTAGCCTTTTCAATATCATCAATGCCTAAATCTTTTAATTGCTTCGCTAAAGCCTTTTGTTCGTTTTTTAAACTGATATCATTTAGTTCTTTATCTGTGTACTTTTTTTCTTCCACTTTTTTGTCAGTTTCTTTCACTCCCTCATCTTTTTTTGTAGTATCTTTTACTTCTTCTACATTTGAAGTTTGAACATTTTCTTGTTCCATAATTCTCTCCTTTTTCTATGGATAAGGTCATCCACACTCCGTTTATTCGTACCGGTCAAACGATATTTTAGTGCAATAAAAAAGCCGATATTTCTATCGACTTTACATTTATAAGCACCATAGAATAGATATTAAATGCAATTTTTGGGTGTTAATAGGTTAATTGCAAAACTTTAACAGAGCCTTTATTATATCTACTCTATGCTACCTATAAAAGGTAACACTAATTATTTTTTCTTATTTAAAACATTTATTATTTCTCTATTTTCTAATCTTGTCTTTTCAAGTTCTGTTTTTATTGCAGATAAAACACACACAATAAAGAATAGAAAAATAGAAATTATTATTAATATAGCTATCATTTTTTATAATCCTTTCTTTTTTTTCTTGCTTCTTCTAACATAGCATTAAACTTTTTTTCTTCTTCTTTAAATTCTTCTGTTTCAACATTTTTCATTATTGTTCTCAACTGTTTTCTTTCTTCTTCTGTCATTTTTTTCTCTGGTATAACTCTAGCACCAGCATTTTGACTGATTCTTGCTAAAAACTTATGATGGTCAGATAATTCTTCATATCTTTCAGTTTTTTCTTTTTCACTCAACTTTAGAAACTCTTTAAATGATAATTGGCTCATTTTTTCACCTCTTCAAGAAATATTTTAACATAATATTTATCTGAAGTATCTATTTTTTTAACAATAAATTCAACATCTTTCTTAAATAATATTTCCTGCTCTTTCTTATTATATTTACGAAGGTCTTTTCCTGTTTTACTTTCTATTCTTATTTGAACTCTAGCCTCAGGATTATAAATATCACTTGCAGTAGAACTTAAGAACGATTTATGACTTATTTTTCCCCCGACCGGATAATCTTTTAAAAAATGTTCAATATCTTCACTATTTATCCATACACTTCTTGTTACTGTTCCTTCATAATTAGGTAATTTATCTAAGGCAGTTTCTAAATCACCAACCACTTTAGTTAATCTATTATCTAAAGTTAAGTCGTTTCTAAGTGCCTCATTTATTCTATAGGAATCCGAGCCTATATAAGTATTAATAGCATAAATTTCATCATCTGTTGGAATATTTAATGATTCTTTTTTAGCAATCCAAGTTTCTTTTTTTTGAGCAAACATTTGAATATTAACTGGCGATATAGAACCTTTTTCTAATCTGTCAAATCTTTTAATATTTCTATCAATATAATTTAATTTATCATTATTAATTTCATCAATTCTATTATTTATCCAATTAATATCATTTTCATACTCTTCATCAGTATAATTTTCTATGTCATCCAGTTCCGGATAATAAGTTGTTAATCCGTGTCGACAATTTGGATGTAAGAAACCTTGTTTCATTGCTTCACTCAAAAGCATATATTTACCATCTTTTTTTGTCCCACCTGAATAGACATCATCAATAAATATTTTATTTTCCCATTTTTGGCAAATTGGACAAGCACCACCGTGTGAAGTTGACTGAACTAATACCCTACCTATTGATTTTCTAAAATTTCCTTCACCCATTAACTGTGCTCTTAAACTTGCAGTTCTTACAGCCATTTGAGAATAACTAGCAACATTCACTCTTCTTCCATCCTTATATTCAATGCAGTTAAAACCTCTATTTAAAAAATCTTTATTAGTTTCATCTATCGCTAATTTAGTTCTCTGTAATTCAGTTAATTCTTTAGTCGCCATATTAGATGCTTGTTTTTCAGTAAACGTTCCATTAGCAACATAGAATGCACTTTTATGAATTACTTGTCTATACTGGTCATTTGCCATCCTCAGAACTGCCGTATTTGCCGTTTTTAAGTCATTGTTAACTACTTTTATTAAAGCATTAACCTTTCTATCATTTGTTCTAAAAAAACTATGGTTCATTATCTTATTAGGTTCTAAATTTTTGCCCATTATTTTATTATATTTATTAATTGCTTTAATTGAACCTTGTTTAAGTTCACTATTTAGATGTTTAGTAATTTTCTTAGGTAACCCTTTAGTGTAATTACCTATAATACTTTTATTTTCTCGTTGATATCTTTTTAGTTCTTTTAACTTTTCAGCTTGCCATTGTGAATATTCAAATCCAGTATTTTTTTCTTCTTTAAGATGTCTTTTATAGTTTCGCTTCATTGAGGAAATAAGTTCTAGTTCCATATCCTCATATAACTTTTTTATATTATAATCATTCATTAACTACCACTACTTTGAATTACTTTAATATCAGAAAATTTACAATTAACTGTTGTAGATACTGTATTATCTTTTTTTTCAGTAAAACTCACTCTTTCATTACCATCCCAATTAGTTATGCTGAAATAAGTTATATTTTCATATGTCTTACCATCATATTTTATCTTTAATCCTTTTATTGGTTTTTCTTTATTCTCTATCACTAGATTCACCTACTTTCATATTTAATATTTCTTTATTTTCAATTAAATCTAAATCATTGTTAATAGATGGTTCTTCCATATCAACTATTCCTTGCTCATTTTTTATCCTTTGTACTTCTTCTTTTTTCCAATTATCATCTTTAGTATCTCCATAAAGTTCTTCAACACTAGTTTCTACACTCATAATTCCATTTGCTTTCGCCTTGCCTATTGTTTCAATTTGCGCTTCAAAGGAAGGATTAGCATAACCACCAAATGATGCAACCCCTGGTGTATCTGTAATTTCATTTTCGTTCATCGTGTCAAGGACCTTAAATGTAATGTTAACCATATCACTTATTACCTTTGTTAACACTTCAACGATTTGATTTCTTTTATATAATGTAGTCTTCTCTTTTTCTCTAGTTGCTTCCGCATTATCTATTTTTTTGGTATCGATTCCTAATGTGCTTGGGCTAATCAAACCAGTTAAACATTGATCTAATGCGGTTATGTAAGTATTTAAAAGAGCTTCATATTGAATTTGCCCTTGTGTTGTCTCTATTTTATTTTTACTTGAACCATCTTCCGAAATAGTTTCTTCAACTGATATAAAGTCATTATCTAAATCACTACCTCTTAACAACAATCCTGTTTCTGGGTCTCTAGGTAATAATGATTCCGGTATATATGTTTTTATTTGACCTTTCCTTAGCGCCAACATCCATTGTGACCACACTTCATCGAATGCATCAAAATTATCTAATTTACCATCAAATAATGACTTTCCTCTTCCCTCATATTTTTTTGATTTTTTAAACATAACTGGAAGTGCCATCATAAACTCATTAGTATTTATTACCGGTTGATATTTATTAATTAATTCTGGAAAATCTTCTATATTGCACTCTTTACCTTCTTTATTAACTAATTTGTAAGTAATACCTCTTTTTGAATATCTTTCAAGAAGTGTATATCTTTGCTTATTTATTATTTTTTTTGTTTTAAAAATAACAGCAGTTAACCTTCCTCTTTCACGTTCAAAATCGACTCTTGAGCCATCATAATATTCTATAATCGGATATTGGCTTATATCAGTATCAACAGACCATTTAAATGCCCCATCTCCACACACCAATGCTCCAACTACCGCATCTCTTAATAATGCTTTTGGATTGTTTTCTTCTGCTATCTTATTCCATTCTTCTTGCCTTTTACCCGCTTCTATTTTATCTAAGTCATCTGTAGAAATGTCCGCTAGTGTATCAACAATCATTGATGGCAAGCCTGTATGTATTTTTCTTATATTCATACCTACAGTAGGTTTACTTCCCCAAAAGTGTTTATTGCCAAGTCTATCATTTAATTGCTCATACAATTGCTGTATTTCACTAGGGTCACCCCTGTACCAAATATTGTTGATAAATGCTTGGCTTTCGTAATTATTTAATTGTTCAATATCTATTTGTATTGAATCAGGACTTTTAATTTCCAACCAATTTCTTATCATATTTTTCATCCATCCCATCTTTTATCACTCTCCAGTGTCTGCATCTTTTATCATTTCTTTTATTAATTCCCAATTACCTATTAATTTTTTAAATGGTAACCAAGCATATTGACAACCTTGTATATGATGGTCATTTCCATCTTCTAATTGTCCATCTTCTGTATAACTGTACACATTTGTTTCGCTTATATAATCTTTGCAAGTTTCTACAATTAAAAAATCCTCGGTATTTAACCAGGACTGCTCAAGTTGAACTCTCGTCAAATTTTTTGTTTTTTTCCACGCACCTTCAAATATATAAATGCATCCAGTTTTCCTTTTATATTTCTTTGCTTCTGCTATTGTTCCAGCATCAGCACTATCTATAAAAATGTATCTAGCAAATCCCCATTTACTTTTACACTTTTCAGCAAAACTAATTAATTTAGGTATAACATCAGATGGAGCAAAAGGTATTTCTCTATCTTTATTGTTATATCCTTCTTCTTCTAACAAAATACATTTTCTATCTTCCGTTATTCCGACAAATTCAAATGTAAGTTTATCGTGTGACTTTTTTGAATATGATGTATCACATCCTATTGCAAATCTCACAAATTTTCTTTTCTTCTTAGGTTCTAGTTCCTTCCAGTCTTCAAACATTGCTTGTTTTTCACTTATTATGTGTTTCTCAGTAATTATATTGAACACCAGTCCTGTAGCTTTTCCTCTTAACCCTTGAATTTTATTCTTATATAACTTAGTTCCAACTGGTACAGATTCTATTATCTGTTTTTTCTTTTCATCAGTTAAACTTAAATTATGATTAAATGTAAAATACCACCAAGTCCAATCAGCAACTTTTGGTTCACTTAACATCTTTAACAGCTCTATTGGTCCATCATTTTTGTATTTGTCTATTGGCCTAGACTTATTAACAAATTCCTTATAGCATTCTTTATTTGGATCATCTGGATTCATTGTACACAATCTATAATCTGCTCTCATAAATGCTTCTCGTACGAACTCCATATCAGCAATGTTAAATTCATCTATGAACAAGCCATATACTTGACCACCTAATGCTTTTTTCCATCGTGCTTTATTATCATATCCTAATACATAAATTATCTTATTTCCGTTTTGTGTGTGAAAGATTATATGAGGAAGACTTATTTTGCCCTTTCCATTTGAATTGTATTCTACACATCCACCTTCATTATAATCTCCAAATATTTCAATTAAGCCTTTATCAGAGTTGATAATATTTTTTTCGATTGTTCCCAAATCTAGCCCTGCAATAATGCTTGGTTTTGTACCTTTATAATTTGCTATTTTAAACATAAATTTAGGAATACCAACTGTTGTTTTCCCAGCAAATGTAGTTCCTTCTAAAAATTCAGTACTACAATTATATTTTAAGAAATCAATGTATTTCTCACTTAACGGAAATTCATTATTCACTCTTTTCACCTAATTGTTTAGAGATAGATGATAATATTTTAGTTGCATTAGGATTTTCTACACTAACTTTATCTTTAGGTTTCTCACCAACTGTGTCTCTCAATGAGTTAAAAGCTTGATAATCACCTTTTAAGGCTCTTTGCCACATAGCAATTATCATAGCCATTTGATTGTCTATATTCTCATCATCTATTCCCAGTTGTTTAAACATATTTCTAATCTTCTTTCCAGTCTTGTCTTTAACATCTGGAAATGGTAAAGATAATAACAATGATATTTGGTCTTTCATAAGTTTTTTCTTTCTTCGTACCTTCCCAGATTTAATCCCACCAATTTGGCCATTTTTCTTTGCTTCCTCACTGCTTCGATTTTTATCGAAAGGTTTAAGATTTTGAACATTTGCCATCAGTCATCACCTCGTATCTTTTCCCATATTTCATTTTTGTTAGCTGATAAAATACAAATAAATATTGTGCCAACAAATGTTAATACTCCCATTACTATTGCTAATATTGATTCTTTCATTTTATCAACTCACTTTCTATTCCGATTTTTCTATTTTTAGACTTTTTCGGAATTAAAAAACAACCATTTTTGGTTGCTTTTACCATAAAATATGGCGAATAAAATTGACTTTTAATATTGGTTGCCCTTCTAGGGTTCGAACCTAGACTCTTTGCATTCAAAGTGCAATGTGTTACCAATTCCACCAAAGGGCAATGTCTTTAATAGATACTGTCTAATGATATACTCGACTTACGAGATTGGTAGGACATTTTCACGCCCTACCCAGTTCGCACCTGTATTTATATATTACTAGATATTACCTACTAAAAGTGCTTATTGTCTATAAAGATGATTTCTACATCAATTTCTCGATTTACTCCATTCTGGAACACATTTATAGACTACTAGTATTTATAAGCACCAATAGGGCAAAATTTAAAGGCATAAGGAAAGAAAAGTATTCAAACCAATAAATATTGCTCTGTTGCTACCTATAAAGGTAGAATTGATATGTAGTACTTGCAAGATAGATTTTTCAGTGTCTTGCCACTTCTAACTTTACATATCAAACTTAGTACTTCAATAAGCACTCTAGAATTGATATAGTGAGACTCGAACTCACATTGACCGCGGCATTAAGTATCATTTCCCGATCATTACGATACAGACTTTACCCATTAAGTTATATATCAATTCTAGACTACCCATTGGATAGCCACTAGAATAAAGGGGTTAATGAGTATAACTTATAATTATCTCATTATACATATTATAACACACCTAAACTGGTCAAATCTGGTCATCTTTCAAAAAAGTGTTATTTTTAGGTGTTTTTCCTTTGTATTCAGCATAATATCTTCTTGCTGATTTTTCAGAATAATCTAGTTGCTTAGATATTTGATACCAAGTCATCTTTTTATACTCTTTTAAGAATGCAATTGCTAGTGCTGGTTCTGATAATTTCATCCTATTTATTTCTTTCAATATATAATTTTCACAATTATTTTTATCAATATATAATTTCCTTAACTTCTCTATTTGCTTATCGTTTCTTATAATTGCATTTATCATTGTATCATTAGAATGCGATGTACAACTGACCAATATTTCTTTTAATTTGTTAGGCTTTATATCATAATTTGTCATTAAATCAGTTTCCAAGTATTCTATATCATTCTTGATTTTTTCTAACTTGTTCCATACTTCAATAATACTTAATTCTTCTATCATTTAAGCCACCACCTGTCTCTAATTTTAAACATATAACTTTCACACAACAATTTTCTTGCTTCTTCTCTTCTTTTTTCTAAATACTCTGAATCATTATTTTTAGCTTTTAACAAAGCATACTTATTCTCTCCATCTTTAAATGAAAACTCCAAATATACTGTTTCATTTTTTACATATTCAATTGTATCTTGTGTAAACCTAAACCCCCTGCTTAATAGATCTATTAATGACCTATCATAGTTCAGCCTATACACATATATCACGCTCCTATTAATTCATTAAGTTCTTCTTCAGTATATATTCTATTTTTATATTTAGTCTTTAGATGATTATTTGTTTTATTTAGTTCTGCTAATAAGAACTGTCTATTTTCGATGTTTAAAAGCTTATTTAGATTTAGATTTAAAGTTTTAGATAGTTCCATATCATTTTTAATTTTTCTCCTGTCTTTTCTTACATTTTTAAGTTCTTTGACAATTCTATAACATCCTTTAGTGTTTAACGTATCCTTTTCTATTAAATGAAGTAAGTCACTTATTCTATAATCTGCTGCTTGCAAATTAGCACTTAAGTTATTTGTATAAGATTGTAATTCATTCATTAGCTCAGATATTTCTTTTACCTTTTCTACTATTTCCACATTTATTTATTCCTCCTCATTTTCATAAATATTTCCTATTACTTCTGGATTTTGGTTTTGAAATGGTACACAAACACCATTATATAAATATCCAAAACTTCCATCTTTAAATATAACTTCTACTTTTCTTCTTTTTTCTCCAATTAAAATCAAGTCTCCCTCATAAATCTCTACACCATTTTTATCCTTTAGCCCTACATATTGTTGTGGAACAAATCTTTCCGGCATTATCATCATACTTGTCAAAAATCTAAATCTAGGGCTTAGAGTTAATGTTCCATCATTTTCAACTTCTATTGCCCCTAACCCTTGATAATCTTGTAATGATAAATATTCTTTATCTACATTATCCCATATTCTAAACTTTATTTCTCTGTTCATTATTCCTCCTCCCCAAAAAATCTTTTAATGTATTCATCAATTCCTAATTTTAAGACTAAATCTAATTTTTCTTTTTCAATTATATTAGGTATTATATTATTTTCTTCACAATATCTTTCTATTGCTTTAAATGTTTCTTTGTCTTGTTTGCTTATAATTTCAGTAATCATTTTTTCAGTGTAAGTGGCTATGCAACTTTTCCCATCATAATTAAACATAATCATTCTCCTTTAAATTGGCTTTTCTAAATTCTTCAAGAGTTTTGTAATTTGATAAATAAAATTTTAATTCTTCTTTAACATTACCAAAAATTGCATTTGTAATATCTTTAAAATCATCATAAGAAAGTAATTCATCTATTGCTTGCGTAGTTTTCTCTATTCTTTTTGATAAATCTATAATAATTTCTTGATTATGCCTATTTTCTTTCTCATACCATTGTATTATTTTTGCTTGTTTGTTTACTTCTTCTTCTAATCTTTCTATTGTATTTTCTAATTCTATATTCATACTATTTTTCCTTTAACTCATTAATTTCATCTATTAGTTCATTGATTTTCCCTACCAATACATCTCCAATAGAACACCATTCGCTTTTACACTCACAATAACTATTGTCATCATAGTAACCATCTAAATCTAATTTCTCTATCTTCTTTGGATCGTCGATTATTTCTACTTCATCATTTAAACCAACTTTATTAATTGGTATAAACTCCATTAAACATTTATCATAATCATTTATATAATCTTGCGTGCTACCATTTTTACAGTATTTCCAAATATTATTCATAAATTTTATTTTCTTTGGTACTTTTTCCCCATTTGCTATTTTTATTAATAAATCTATCATTTTAATTTTCATATCTATTCTCTATCTCCTCTACACTTAATATTCTTAATACATAATATTTCTTGTTGGGTTCAGCACCCCATTTTTCATTACCAAATCCTGTAGTAATTTCAATTTTGCACTTGATTGATGGACTATTTTTTGAATAGCCATTTCTAAAAATTATATATTTTGGACTTTCAACATACATAGAATATTCTTTTTTATCAATTATAGGTTCTACTTTTATATGATAAAATCTACTATCATAATATGGTTTGATTTCTCTATATTCTTCTTTCTTCTCTCCTGATTTTATCATATCAAACCATTTCTTTTTTATTGGTAATGTTAACATTCTTTTTCTCCTAATTTTTAATTTTATAAGTATTTTCAATAGTTATTAAATATCTAGGCATATTATCTATTGTTTGTTGTTCACTAAATATTCTTATCATTTTCATTAATTCTGTTACATATCCATCTTTTTTAGATAACAATTCACTATGAAATTCATCAACCTTTTCATTGATTAGTTTGTCAATTTCATCATTAGCAATTCGCTCTATTTGTTTTTTCATAATTTCTTCAAAATTTATATTCATTATTTATCATCTCCTAATTTATAGCATTTACTTATACTTAAACAACTCAATAACTTTATCTTTTTTATGTGTGATTTTCTAAATCTAACACCATTTTCTCTTATATCATTACCTACAAAATAATAGTTTTTCACATCTAACAATTTTGTTTTGTTCATATATTCATTAGTTGAATATAAATAACCTTTAAAGGTATCGTTATCATATAATATGACTTCTACCATTTTGTTTAGATATTTTCGTTCAAATTCATTTCTTGTCATCTGATACTCCTATTATTTCTTCCTTTACTAATTCATAAACATCAGTTAAATATCTTCTTTTAAGTAATATAGTTAAGTTAGGATTTACCATTGCTCTAACATTTTTGCTATATAAACCTTTGCTTTTTTTATCATAATCAACATCAATTTGTATTGCTTGATATAAAGTTCCATATTCATCAGTATATATTTCTTCTATGTATCTAATTTTCTTTTTCATCTGATACTCCTATTATTTCTTTATCCCAATTGTCGACAATTTGTCGACCTTTATTTTAATTCAGACAAGAAACAATTATTCTGTCTGAGTTATTTTTTTGTATTTTCGTAAACATCTATTATATGCTATTAATCCTGCTCTTTGTATTCTTTCATCAAGAAATTCAGTATTTTTAACTTTTTCTATTCCATTCTCTAGCCACTTTATAAACTCTTTTTGTTGCATTGTGTTTTCATAATCCCATTTATCTAATTTATCTTTAGTTGCTTGTAATTTATTTATGTAATCTTCTTTATCTTCAAGTTGTTTCTTTAATTCTTTTTGTTGAGTTTCTAATATAATTGCCTTGCCTTCCATTTTTTGACTATAATCATAAGCATTTTGATACATTTTTGTTCTTTCTTCAAGTTGTTTCTCTAATTCTTGTTTTTCTTTTAATAAAACTTGCATTGCATTTATATCTGTTTGGTTTAAATCTGCTTCATCTAGTTGCCATGCTTCTATTAGTGTTTCTATTTGTTGTATACTTTCTTCAATACTCATTTACTCATCACTCCCTACTTTTTTCTATTTTTATAATTAAATTTTTAATTTCGGCTTCATATGCACTTCTAAAAGCAATATCTATGGTTGTATGTTTTAATACATCTTCCAAACATTGATTATATGTTTTAAACCCATCTTTAGTAGTTGATACCATAGTATCGTCGTAATACTTTTTTATAGTCCATTTATACATCACTATCACCTAACTTATAAAATTCTAAAAATTTATCGTGGTCATAATCAATTAAATCAAATGTATATATGTTTAAATCTAATATTTGTTGTGCTGTTAAAGTAGTATTACAATTTCCCATCATTAATTGAATAGAACCATTTACTGCTTGATATATTTTAAAATAGCCTTTACATTTTCCAAATTTTATTTCATAACAATATTTATTCATTACTATCACTTCCTTGTTCTAGTTCTTGCATAAATTTCAAAGTCGATTTTGCATACTCACCATATATCTTATCCCATTTTGAAGATTCATCACCTAAACCATAATCTACAACAAGTTCTAAATCTTTTTTTAACTTATTCCAATTATCTTTTTCTTTTATTAATTGTTTTTGTAATTTGTCTACGCTATTATCCATTTGTCTTATATTATCTTTTAGTTGTTCGTTTTCTTGTTGTAATTGTTCAAAACCTTTTGCAATGTGTTTCATATATTCATTTTCTTTTAACAATGTTTCATATTCTTCATCATATAATTTACATTTATTTAATATATTTTCTACACGCCCACCATTAATAGAACCTGTTTTTAAGTTATTAAAATAATAATCTATAATCAATGAACCATTTTCAATTCTATATTCTAATTTATTTTTCATTTTGATACCTTCTAAATTTCAAACCAATTTCCTTGACTATCTTGTAAACATTTAGCTCCACAATATTTGCATATTCCATAATTACTGCAACCATCATTACCTAATATTTCACAATTATGCCATTTCAAATGTTTATCACACCAAAATGCTATTTTTAAAATCAATTTTTTAATCATTCTGATACCTCTTTTAATATATCTATTAAATTACATATTCTATCTGACAATTGACTATTAGATAAATTACCATCTATATTAACTAATTCTAATACTGCTTTATTAATAACTTCTTTTTGCTTTCTAATTTGGTCTTTTAACATCTGATTATGCTCAATTAACCCCATTGTGTTGTCTATTTCTGATTGACTTAATCCTGCTCTATAACTCTCTTGTATCATTTCTAGTATTATAGGCACTAATTCATCATCTTTGTCTAATAAGGTTTTATTGCATATATATTCAATGTTTATATCCTTTTCACTCATTATTTTTCTTCCTCCTCATAGTCTTTTGCTTATTTAATTCTTCTAGTTCCATTCTTAAATAGTGCATTTCTCTCTTGGTCTTTCTTATTAGTTCACTCTTTAAATACAACAAGTATTTTATCTCTTTCTCTCTTTCTTTCATTATTTCTCCTTACTATTTGAAAGCTGGTTTATTATAATTTGTTTTATCTTCATTTCCTTGTTTGAAGTTAAAATCTTAATTTCTTCTTCAAGACTTTTTATTTTTTGATTTGCTTTCTTCAATTCGTAGAGCAAATCATAATATAATTGTTCATAATCTTTCATTTTTGCATTTTATTAGTCTTATCAATAACTTTGGCTATCAAGTGTCCAGTTTCAGTTAGTTCCTTTCTATCATATATTAATTTTCTTTTATTCATAATTAATCCTTCTGAGTTTGAAACTAAAATCAAATTATCCAAGTGATTATTTAATTTGTTTCCGTCAGCATAAATTACTTTAAAACCTTTTGGAATACCTCCTTTATATTTTTTATAAATGAATCTGTTTTTTGTTTCCCATTTATTTGGATCGGCTATCTTTACTTCGACATAACCATAGATATTAATTCTTTCACTGCCAATTGGTTTATAATTCTTAGGTATATTTCCTTTTTTAAATGAGGTTTTATTTGCCTTCATCATACCTTTTGTTCCCTTGTTAAAAGGAACGTGATTTTTTTGAAATCTGCCTGTTAAACCACAGTTCAAACTATGATTACGCCTAAAATTTTTTATTTGTTTTGGTGATACATCAGTTTTAAACTTTTTGTTGAACATTTCTGCAAGTTCTTTTGAATATTTACCCTGATAATTGGCTAAAAGAAATTCATTTTGCTCTTGTGTAAATTTAAACATTTATTTATCCTCTAATTTCAAAACTTCATTTTCCTTTAATCCCAACTCATCAGCATATTTTTTTGCATTTAATATTAGATTTGCATTTGATACAATGGTTGAACATAAACTCGAAATAGCTTTTGATCTTTGTATTTCTTTTTTGAAATTATCTCCTTCCTTAAGAATATCATCTTCATTCAATCTTTCTAATTGTTCGAATAGATAATTATTTACTTCATTCAAATTGTTTTTCATCATACTTCCAACCTTTCCAGTTTCTGTTGATACTTCTGAACTGAACTTTGCACAGGTCTAGCAGAAGACCTTTTTAAAGTATTAGGCCTTCTACCTGATTTTATCTTCTTAACCGCAAATTTATCAGTCATACTATCTGCTAGTTTTTGTTTTAATTCTTCTATTTTTTTATCTTTAGCTTGAAGTTCATTATTAAGTTCATTTATTCTCTTAGTTAATCCACCTTTGGCACCTCTTACTTCTTTTAATGACTTTTCAGTTTTAAACAATTTATCTCTTAATTCATCTACTAGTTCTGTACTTCTTTCAAAGTCAAATGTTAATTTATTCACTTTGTCTACTAAAGTTTCTTTATCTTCTACTAAATCATTGTATTGTTTTTCCCCACTTCAATCTGGTCCTTTAATTCTCTAATTTTCCCATTTAATTTAGCATTCTGTTCCTTCATATATTCGTAATCAGTTTTATAAAATATTTTTATTCTTTTCATTATTCTTCTCCTAAAATGGTAAATCTTCATCACTAAGTGATACTTGTTCTCCAAACTCTGCGAATGGGTCTGACACTGAATCTTCATTTTTTTCTTCAACTGGTGTGTATGATGGAGTTTCTGTGTGTCTTGTATAATCTGCTTCAGGTATTTTTGAACCCTCACTCGATTTACTGTCTAAAAACTGAACTTTGCTTGCTATTACATAAGTTTCATATACTTTAGAACCATCTTCTTTTTCATAAGTTCTCGTTTTTAATCTACCAGTTACAGCTACCAAACTGCCTTTCTTACAGTACTTTGCTAAATTCTGTGCTTGTTTTTCATAAACACATATCTTTGGAAAGTCTGCCGGTCTTTCTTCTCCGTTTTCATTTTTTCCGTTATTTATTGCTATAAATATTGCTGTAGCAACCATACCACTATCAGTGGTTTTTAATTCAATATCTTTTGTTATTCTTCCTATTAAACTTACATTATTCATTCTTATTCTCCTATTCTTCTACAACTAGTAAATTATCTTCATTAATCACTAGTTTTAAATTTCCTTTCATTTTTAATTTCTTATATATTCTCGAAGTTTCTACAAGTTGGTCAATGGCACGCTTTCTAAAGTCTTTAGCACATCTTATTAAAATGTTTTCGTCTGTTGTTGCTATGTAGCCTTTATTTGAATGAGCTATAAATTTGCTTGCTTTATCTTCATAATAAAGTGCGTTGTTATTTTTAATAGACTTTCTAAAAACTCTTTCACTCATTTCAATGCCATTATCTTTAAGTTCTTTTAACAAAACTTCTTTTGTTTTCCATTCCCCCATATCACATAATTCATATAACATTTTTTTACCTACCTTCCAAATATTTTAATAATTCTATTTCTTGTGGGGTCATAGTTGCTATTCCACATTCGTGACACTCACTTATTAAACCATCTAATAGTTCTCTGAATTCACTCTTGTTCATATCACTGGACCTTTTATACACCAAGTAACTTTTAAATGTATTACCACCATTTTTGTATGTCATTTGCAAGTCATAATACGGAAAGTAATCATTGATGTTTACTTGAGATAACATACTTAGGTAATCTCGTGGTGCATATCTTTTTATGAGTTCTGTATGTAATTCATCTTTACTTGTATTTAATTTACTTGCAAGTTCTGTTACTAGAACCCAATAGTATGAATTCATGCTTTTTGTTCTCTTTTCACTAAAGGGTTCTATTTTGACATCGTATACTCTGTCTTGATCTAGATTAGATACTTCAACTAATAACTTGTTCTTCTTGAAAAGCCCTTTCATTTCCTTCCTCCATATACTTTTTTACTAGTTCTAAAGCCATTTTTTCATTTATTGGTAAATCTATATACTTTCTTACATTTTCCCTTAAATGTAACCCCTTTAGTGCTTTAATTTCAATATCATAACATTGTTGGTATCCGATTCTGTATAAGTTAAGTTGATATGCTAAGTATTCTTTATCAAGCACTGCAGTTCTTTTAATGTCTCCTAAGGCTGTATCTCCATTTTCAAGTTTTAGTACTAAGTCTAGTCTTCCAGCTGCAATCGGTTCATCATTTTGAAATAATATTATTGGTACTTCATTATCTTGACACTCAAAGTTATAATGTTTCTTTAAAAACTTGTAATTCTTTAATTCTGGCAAATTAACTTCAATTCTTAATTTTTCATAATTTTCTATACTTTCGTGAACTTCAGTACCTTTTTTAGCAGCATTATCTAATACTTCTTTTGATATACCAGCATATTTATTTCCAAATTTTACTTTCAGTATCTGTGTGATACTAGGAACACATACTCCATCAACCAAATATTGGTGTAGTTCATCTATGTATTCAAGTATGTGTCCTTTAATTTCCCACGTGTTCATTATTTAACCTTTATTCTGATAGAACTTTTAACCGGAGAGAATTTAACATATTCATCATACAAATCCGGATTATCTTCTCTAAATTTTTTGCTATCAAATGTTTCTCTTTCTGTTGGTGCTATGTAAGTCACCGATAAAGTATCTGTTTCTAGTTTAAGTATGTTTTTCTTCTCCATTTCGATTAAAATGTTTTGTTTTAACTCTTCTTCTTTTTCTTTTATTTCTTTTAGTGCTTTTTCGAATTCTGCTACTTTTCTAGACACTTCTGTGTCTAATACTCCTATTTCATTTTCAACTTTAATTAGTTCCATTTTCTTTTTCCTTTCTCTTTTCATTTACTTTTTTAATTATTTCACTTGCTTTAGTCATTGACATTTCTTGTAACTTTTCAAGACCATTGGCTTTTAATAATTTTTCTAAGTTCTCACCCGCATAAATTTTAGAGATTTCATTTATTTGTGTTGGTGTAATTTTTGCATCTTTTGATACCGTTGTCTTTTCTTCCTTCTTTTGGTTTGCCATTGCATTTTTGACTTCTTCGGCACTTGCAACACTTGTATCTATTCCAAATCCACACATTCCTAATGCTCTCCCTACTGCTGATGTTTCACAGTTTTCTATGTATGATGTTTTGTTAATGAAAGTGCTATTTTCTTTTTCATACGCCATTCCTGTACCTAGAAGTTTAGACTCATAATTTCCAGCTTCATTACATTTTTCATATTCATAAACCTCTGCTCTAAAGATACATACACCATCATTGTTACTTACTAGCACAGTTTTAATTGTCCCTTGTGGGTAAATCATTCTAAAAGCTTTTATTCGTTGATTTACTTCTGCATATTCTTTACCTTTAATGTCAGTTGTTTTTATTGTTTTATTTGCTTTTTCTATGTCGACATATTTTATTTCTTTAACTTCCATTTAATCCTCCATAAACTTTTTTATGCTGTTTAATAAGTCATTTACTTTTTTTCCAAATTCCTTATCCTTCAACATTTCTCTTTCAAAACTTGCGAATTCTATACCATGCTTTACAGCGTTTATTAACTCATTTTCCGTCATAATCTTTTCGTTAAATAATTTAATCGCTACCATTCCAATTAGTGCTTCTATATTGCCTTTGCTTCCGAAAATGTAGCACTCTTTCTCATTTATCAATATCATACCTTCTCTTGTATTTTCTAAAGATTTTAAAAATCTACCTTTATTAATTTGAATTTGTTTTTGTAATTCCTTACTATAATTTTCTTCATTTGCTTTAATTTCTTTTTTCATATTTCTTTCTCCTATCTTTCTTCTATATTTTTCTTTGCCCACCATTCGCAAATGTTAACTGGTATTTTTGTCCCAGGATTTTCCTTTGCGTAAAATGAGTTGAGTATTGCTATCTTTTCTACTCCGGTAACTACTTTTAGCAAGAGCTTTAAAAACTTGTCGTACGTATCTTGAAAAGTATCTTCTTCCATTTCCATAAGACTTTTATATTTTTCATTTGTAAATTCTTTGCTAAAATACTTTTCGGCTCGTGATTTTATATAATCCACACTTCTATGCCTTGCTTCGTGCAAGTTCATTGCATTGTGATAAAGTATCTTCCCGCACCTGTAACATTTTTCTGTGAATATTCGATTTTTAGTTTCCTCTTTAGGCTCGTAAATAAATACTTCTAACTTTGGCGGTATTGTTTTAAAACCACTTTTCTTATGTTCTTCATATTTTAAGTCTGCTATTTCTTTTTGAAGTTTCATTAACTGGTCGTGCCATACTTGATACTCGTCACCACTTAAGTCAAACTTTGGATAATCTTTTTTGATTCGTTGAATAAATAACATCACTTCATCGTTTGTCATTTAATGTCCTCCCATCTCTTTTGGTTTAAGAAAGTTGACGGGTAAGGGATGTATTGCGAGTTTTCCCATTGTTTGTCGTTCTTAAAGAATGCTATAGCTAGTAATATTTGTTTTCTTGTTTCTTCACTTGGCGGATGTTTTAAATACCACTTTTTCGTTTCTTCTTTGTTTCGTTTCTTTGGGTATAATTTCCAAAATTCTTCAAAGCAATAGAGACTATATATTTCTAATATTTTTTTATCTTTTCTAAAAGTATTTCTAAATTCTATAAATTCATTATCTTTTAAAATTTCTATATTAGCTTTTATTTTATTTAATTCTTTTATTTCTAATTCTAATATATTATCTACATTATTATTAACATATACATTTACATCTACATCTGATGTTGTTTTGCTTTCGTTATCACTTTCACTTTGAATTTCGGTTTTGTTTTCGGTTTTTCTAGGTCTACCACCTTTACTACCATTAACCACTTTAGATTTGTACGATTTTATGGGCTTTGATATGTTTTCCCATATAATTTCTTCGTAAGAGTTTTCTTCAAAATTAGGTTTTTCTTCTTTGAAATAAAAGTCTAATAATTTACCAAGAAATTCATCTCTTTTTTCTTTTGGTTTAATAGTATCAATTAACCTAAATATTTCTAAATATAATGTAAAATTTTTTGGTGTCATACTTTTTTCCCTTTCCCTAGTTTTTTTAACCAATACCCCATTTGATTTTTTTCTATAAATTTGTTATAATGTTCTATAGAAAGATTTAACTGAGTCTTTCTTTTTTTATGCAATTAAATCTACTAGTAAAGGCATAGCAATTGGCGCTATTAAAAGAGCGCTGAATATTAATATACTTCCTATCTTAAACATTTTCTTGTATTCCTCTAGTTGTTCTTCACTATCAAAGAAATAGTCTATTATCTTACTCATTTTCTTCACTCCTTTCTTATATTCCCATCTTTTTAATAACCAATTTTGTTTGAGCTAACAGTGGTTTGGAATTTGGAACAAACATATTACGTTTTTCCATTTCTTCACGCATTTGTTTAATTACTTTAACGCAGTTGTTTATTCCTAGTTCAGGTATAAGTATTTTTAAATCTTGAGGTGTTATATACAACTGCTCTAGTATTTCTTCTTTTGTTTTCATCGTTTTTACTCCTTTCTTGTCTTACCAGGACTTTTAATTATTTTTTTGTAATATTGTTTCAGTTCTTGAATGATCTTAATTTTTTTCTTGAAAATATAACGATTAAGAAAAAATATAACATGTGAAATAATGCTAAAACAAAATTTACCAAAACACATATTCCTCTCCTATTCTTCTTTTTCTTGAAGTTCACCATTTTGGTGAGTTGTAGGTAAAAAAATATCATCTACTTTTAAATTAAAATACTCTGCTATTTTAAACATTTCGTCACCATTAAATTTAGTTTTACCAAGTTCTTTTGAGCCATATTGTTTAGTAGTTATGCCTAATAACTGTGCTAATTCATTTTGTGTAATCTTTTGTTCTTTTCTCAAAAGTATTAATTTATTTTGCAATTTTTACACTCTCCTTTCCTATTGCACTTTCATTTTATCACCGTTTTGGTACATAGTCAACACTTTTTTTACTTATTTACAACTTTTTCTTCCATTTTGGTGTTTTTTGTGCTATTATATTAATGAAAGGGGAATTAATATGGATATAAACAAATACATAGGTAACAAAATAAGAGAATTGAGAGAAAGAAAAAATCTTACTCAAGAAGATTTAGCAGAATATTTAAATACAACATCTCAAACCATATCTAGATATGAAATAGGAGACAGAAAAACTAATCAAGACATTTTATTTAAATTAGCGGAATATTTTAAAATTTCTATTAACGATTTTTTTCCGCCATTATCTTTTGATAATGCAACATTAGTAGAAATACCAAGTGATACTGTGCAAATACCAGTTTTAGGCTCAATTAAGGCTGGTATAGCAATAGAAGCACAGCAAGATATATTAGAATATGTAGACATACCAAAAGACTGGCTGAAAGGAAATAAAAAGTTCTATGGACTGAAAATTAGTGGAGATAGTATGTACCCAAAATATGATGAAAATGATATAGTTATATTTGAACATACAGAAGACTACATACTAGCAAATAATAAAGACTGTGCTGTAATGGTTAATGGCTTTGACGCTACATTTAAGAATGTAACTATCACTGAAAGTGGTATAACATTAGTGCCTTTTAATTTAAACAATAGTGATGGCTATAAGCCTACTTTTTATAGTAATGAACAAATATCAGAGTTACCTGTCAAAATCGTAGGTATTGCTAGAGAAAAAAGGACTAGATTATGAAATTTATAATATATTTGTTTTTATGGCCATTTGTAATAGTTAGTTATATACTAAAAGAATTACTTTTTCTCATAAATAAGTTAAAATCAAATAGTAAGCAAAGTTACTATAACACTTTACTTGATGATGATTTAACAAAAGTTTTAAAAAGAGATGGAAAGTTCAGAAGAAAGTATAAACGTTCTTTGGTGTCTGTAACATCTCATGGTGGATCATGCCCAATATGTCAAAAATGGGAAAATAAAATTTTAATAGATGACATATATTCTGGTGGAAATATAAAAGACGGAAATTATATTTTATTAAGTGATGCCATAGAGAATGGTTTATTTCATAAAGGATGCAGACATGGATTAACAACTTATTTTCCGGAGGCTGATGATATAGAAGATTATTCTGATGAAGAATACAAAAACGATATAAATTATATAAGCAATAAAATAAGTAGTCTATTGAATAAAAGATAATATAAATAATGATTAAAAATATGCTTGTACAGGTATTTTTAAAATATAGTGTGAAAGTGAGGTTTAGGAATGAATACAGAGATTAAAGAAAATAAAGAATTAGTCTTATTTGAAGACAGAAAAATTAGAAGACAAGAATACAAAGGAGAATGGTACTATTCTATAGTAGACGTAATAGAAATATTAAGTCAAAGCAATAGACCAAGAAAATATTGGGATGATTTAAAGAAAAAATTAGAAAATGAAGAAAATTTTGAAGTGTCCGAAAGAATCGGACGTTTGAAAATGGTTGCAAAAGATGGTAAAAACAGATTAACAGATTGTGCTAATAGAGAAACCATTTTTAGAATTATTCAGTCAGTACCTAGTCCAAATGCTGAGCCATTTAAACTTTGGTTTGCTAGATTAGCCGAAGAAAGAATACAAGAAACAATTAATCCCGAACTTGCAATTGAAAGAGCAAGACAAACATATATTAAAAAAGGATACACAGATGAATGGATAAATGCTAGAATTAAAGGTATTCCGGCAAGAAACGCTCTAACTGATGAATGGGATAAAAGAGGAATATCTGATAAAAAAGAATATGCTATTTTAACTGATGAAATCAGTAAAGGAACATTCGGAATAACAACTAAAATGCATAAAAGTATTAAAAGCTTAGACAAAAATCAAACATTAAGAGATAATATGTCTCCATTAGAGTTAGCTCTTACAACATTAGCAGAAGTCACTACAACAGAACTTCACAGAACAAATGACTCTTATGGTATAACAAAACTAAAAAATGATGCACATGATGGTGGAGAAGTAGCAGCAATAACTAGAAGAAACATTGAAAAGAAAATTGGGAAACCAATAGTAACTTCTGAAAATGCAATTGATTTTAAAAGCAAAAAACAAATTAAAACAAAATAAAAAAAACAGTACCTACTGCAATAGGTACTGAAAATTAGAAAAACAACTAAAGTCCTGGTAAGACATTTAAGGAGTTTTTCTATACATTATTATATCAAATAAATAAGAAAGGAGCAAGATAAAATGGCTGTTTATAAAAGTAAAAATGTAACAAAAGATGGAAGGCAATACTTCTTTAGAATAAAATACAAAGATATTTTAGGAGTAACTCATGACTACTCTTCTCCTAAATATAAAACAAAAAAAGATGCAATTAATGAAGAAGCATTATACAAAATAAAAGTAATGCAAAAAGAAACTAATACATCTACATTAACATTAGAGCAAATTTGGCTCGAATATTATAATTACCAAAAAGATAAAGTAAGAAAACAAACATTAAATAAAATTAATAACCAATACAAAAATTATATTAGTATATTAGGAAAAGTTAAGATAAATGACATTACAGTAAATCATTATAAATTATTTAGAAACAAACTATTAGATAGTAAGCTATCAATACTTTATTGTAGTAAAGTTCAAGGTTTATTTACTAGATTAATAAGATTTGCAAATAAATATTATTCTACTAGTTTAGCAATACTAAAACATATAGAACCATTTAAAGATGTTAATACAATTAAAAAAGAAATGCTTTTCTTTACGTATGAAGAATATCTGAAGTTTATTGATAATGTTGATGATGATTATAAAGTATTTTTTGAAGTTTTATATTTTATGGGTTTAAGACAGGGAGAATGCTTAGCACTTACATGGAACGATGTTAATTTCAAAAACAATACATTAAATATTAATAAAACTTTAACAACTAAAATTAAGGGTGAAGCATATACCTTATCGCCTGCTAAAACTCAAAGTAGTTGTAGAATACTACCTATTCCAAATTGTGTCTTAAATGATCTAAAAAGGTTATATAATTGTGCTACTAAATATGTTGATTTTAATAAAGAGTGGTTCGTATTTGGTAATAGTTTGCCATTTAAAGAAACAACTATACAAAATCACAAAAATAAAGCCTGCTCGAAAGCAGGAGTTAAACAAATAAGGATACACGACTTTAGACATAGTTGTGCTTCTCTACTAATTAACAAAGGTGCAAGTATTGCTCTTGTATCAAAATATTTAGGCCATAGTAATATATCAATTACATTAAATACATATACACATATGTATCAAAGTGAATTAGATAATATGATTAAAATTTTAAACAATATGTAAAAAAGTGTGTTTGAAAGTGTGTTTAAAAATATTTGATAAATAAAAAACCCCATATTTAGGGGAATATTTGCCTTTCTGGTGGCTTCAGTTGGAATCGAACCAACGACACCAAGATTTTCAGTCTTGTGCTCTGCCAACTGAGCTATGAAGCCACAATGGCGGTTCCGACGGGAATTGAACCCGCGATCCCTCGCGTGACAGGCGAGTGTGATAACCGCTACACCACGGAACCATTTGGTTGCGGGAGAAGGATTTGAACCAACGACCTTTGGGTTATGAGCCCAACGAGCTACCAGACTGCTCTATCCCGCGATATTATTTTAAATTGGCGGAGGAAAAGGGATTCGAACCCCTGCGCCAGTTTCCCGACCTCCTGGTTTTCAAGACCAGTCCCTTCAACCAGACTTGGGTATTCCTCCATAAAAATTATTGGTGCCCCGGGCCGGACTTGAACCGGCACGGTCTTTAACAACCGAGGGATTTTAAGTCCCTTGCGTCTACCAATTTCGCCACCGAGGCAAATTCATAATTTTTATTAAAAAAATGGTGACCCGCTGGAGATTCGAACTCCAGACCCCTTGATTAAAAGTCAAGTGCTCTACCGGCTGAGCTAGCGGGTCACTTTATATAAAATGGTTGCCTCGGCTAGATTCGAACTAGCGAAATGCACGAGTCAAAGTCGTGTGCCTTACCACTTGGCTACGAGGCAATATCTAAGTGGTGGGGAGACATGGATTCGAACCATGGAACTCGAAAGAACAGATTTACAGTCTGCCGCGTTTGACCACTTCGCTATCTCCCCAAATAATGGTGCCGAAAACAGGAATCGAACCCGTAACCTACTGATTACAAGTCAGTTGCTCTACCAATTGAGCTATTTCGGCATATGGTGGGCGACGAGAGACTCGAACTCCCGACCCTCTGCTTGTAAGGCAGATGCTCTAACCAACTGAGCTAGTCGCCCATATCACTTGCTGACATAAATAAATATATCATTTAAT